AAGGCATTTGTATTAAATCTAGATTTCTTTCCAAGTGTAATTACAAATGTCTTATGAAGGAGGTTTAATCGGACCAACTGGACCAACTGGACAATCTGGCGGAGCAACTGGAGCTACAGGTTATACTGGAACTACAGGAGCAACTGGTTATACAGGAGCAACAGGAGCAGATTCTTTTGTACCTGGACCTACTGGAGCAACTGGTTATACTGGAGCAACTGGTTATACTGGTGAAACGGGACCTACAGGTGACACAGGACCTACAGGTGACACAGGACCTACTGGAGCAACAGGTGCAGATTCTTTCGTAGCTGGACCTACAGGTGACACAGGAGCTACTGGAGCAACAGGTCCTACAGGTGCGTCACCTACATCTATTACAGATGGTATTGGAACTCTTGGGTATGATGGTTCTGGTAATCTTACAACATCTGGAACAAGTACAATTTCTATTGGTGATGCTTCTACAACGACAATTGACATTGGCTATAGCTCTCTAACAAATATGAATTTAGGTGTTTTAGGAGGCACAGCACAGATTACATTACCCAGTTCTGGTGCAGTAGTGATTCAGGGTACTAGTGTTGAAATAGATGTAACTACGAATGGTTTACTTTTAGGTCTTCAAAGTGGCTATGGGACTGCGGGGCAGGTCTTGACGGCAGTTGGTGATGGACCTCCTGGACATTGCGACTGGGCAGACATTCCTATCGCAAAACAAATCTCAAGTGCTGGTGCGACTCTAAGTATTGATGGGTCTGGCAATCTTAGTACAACCGCAATGCCTGGTATAACTCTTGGAGATACTTCTACAACAGCAATCACGATTGGAGGAGCTAATCTGACTGATTTATCTATTGGAGTACCTGGGAGTAGTCCTCTAGTTTCAATGGCTGCTGGAACTCTATCATTAATTGGAGGTAAAGTTAGTATAGAAGCATCCTCTAATCTATTTTTGAGTGCTGCGAGTGGCTATGGGGCAACAGGGCAGGTCTTGACGGCTTCTGGTGTTGGGTCTCCTCCTCCTTGCGACTGGGCCAATCCCTCTATCGTGGCCTCTGGGCAGGTAAATAATACTGGATTTACTCTGGATGTTCCAACAGGTCAATATTATAGAGCTGTAACTGTGATAGGTATTACTACTAATGCTACTATTTTGGCTACTGTGAATGGTACTAATCCTACTCTATGTGCCAGTGCCTGGATTACAACAGTCATACCTACTGCGGATACATTAACATTCTGGTTGGCAGCAGATCCATCTGGTACTATTGGAGATTGGGAAGCTCATTATTGTGTTACCACCTATTAATCAAAAATTCTCATATAAATAAAATTTTATAATAATAACAAATGGTCCGGTTCTATTATGCGAATGATGACAAGCATAAACTTATAGCTATATTCGATAATCCTTACCAAGTTATTAGATTTGGTGCATTTGGGTACGAAGACTTCACAACACTTCATGACCAAAAACGTAAGACAGCTTATTTGCGTAGACATAGAGTACGAGAAGACTTTGGGAATCCTAGAACAGCTGGAGCTTTGAGTAGGTGGATTTTATGGAACAAGCCAACTATTGAAGAATCAATACAAGATTATATTCGACATTTTAATATGCATCAATAACAAATGTTTAGCATCAAATTCTTTAAGAAACAGCTTAATTGCTTAATCAATCATTTAATAGCTTCTGATGACATCTATGAACGCAATAGTCTCATCAGAGAAATTAGGAAAATTAGAAATGCTCTAAATAATGAAGAAATTATAGAGATCAATATTCATCAATGCTATTTAGAGCAAATGACCGAAGATTAAAGACACTTGAGGATTTATTACTTTAGTTACAAATGAACTAAATTTGGTTTTGGGAAGGTTCCGAAATCTATACGATGTAGAAGTTTCACGCATAAACTTGTCTTTATTACTTTTCATAACGTTACGGGCAATTTCTCGAGCCTTATGAAGATCCATAGGTTTGTGTACAATCACTGCGTGTAGAGTTAATCCAGCTCTTCCACCCTCAAATTGCTTAATATTATGAGCTTCTAGGTATTGATCAGCAGTCAAAAGATTACCAATTGGTGTCCATCTAGCTAACCAAGTAGCAGTAGAAATCTTGCTTGGTCTTACTTCTGGTTTCTGTACTAACCATTGTCCCATAAGCTTGTATAGAGGATCATCTTTCATATAGATTCTACGATGATTAGGAACTTGTTTAGTAAAGTACTGTGTCTCAACAGCAGGATTATATGATACAGCTTCACTAATGAGTCCTTTGCGCAAATAGATGTCATTAATAGCTCCTGAAAGGGAATGGCCAACTCCATAATAAATTGTATATTGTGGATGACTAGCTTTGAATTCTCTTACAAGTTCTTCATCTCGTTTGTATACAGTTGAAGATTCTAGATCATTAAAAGGAATACGTCTATTTGCGTCAGTCCAATCTTCTCCAGTCTGGCTTCCTCTTGTCGCAACAATAATTTCATTTCCTTTAGCATAAAATTTAACCCATTCATTACCTTGTACTAATACCCATGGACCAATCTCATACTCATCTTTTTGTGGTGGATTATGGTATGAAGCATGAGCCATCTTTTGTAACTCAACCAATGGAGCTATTGATCCACCATGTAATTTTGGAAGTCCACACTTATGACATCTTACCATTTATACTTTAAGACTAAAATAGATTAGAACTATTACAATACAATTCAAAAATATAAGTATAATTCTACTAAAATCTATAGACATTTTGATCATTTCTAGGTCATCATATGAAGACATTCTTATATTTATGTGAGTTTTTATGTAAAAATGGGTAACTTTATGTCTATTACGAAAAATACATGGATTTTCATGTAAAATCATCGATGATTTTACTGATTTTTTCATGTGGTTTTGCGTAATTTCCAAAAATAAGTGGTTTTTACGTTATTTTCCTCGTTTTAAATAATGGAAATGAGAATGAAACAGTACTTTAGGGAATATTACCTAAAAAATCGAGACAAAATTCTTGCTAGATCTAATGCTTATAATAAAAATCATTTATTTGAGAAGAGAGAACGAGACCGACGGTACTATAATTATAAGAAGAAAGAGGGTATACCAATCAAAATCGAACCTGGTATTAAAATTTCTTTTAGCTAATCAAATGGAAGGCTTAACTATACGTATTCCGCCAGAACCTGAATACGATGAAGACATACCTGCAATTAAACGAGCTACTAAAAACTAATACTATTATAAATGGACATCGTAGGAGGTGTAAGCTATGATCATAAGAAGGAAGATTGTCCTTACGTATTGTCTCTTGCTTTGCAGAAGAAATATAAACATATTCCTAAACTAGGATGTATGCTAACAAATCCAGATTTGATGAGTAAGCTAAAAGCTGGACTAAAGAAGCATAAGCTTACCTTAAAGCAAATCTATTCTAGTACTAAAGATTATATTGACAATAAGGAGCTTACTAAACTATTGGAATATTTGCTTAATAATCAAAAGGATGGTTTCTTTGTTTTAGAGCATAATAATCCGATCGAAACTAGACATTTATTTGCTTTTTTATATAACCACAAGCATAATACACTTGATTTCTTTGATTCGTATAATGATTCTAGAACTTTTTATACTTTGCGTTTGAACAAGTCCAAGATTAGTAAGTTTATTAATGATACATTTAACAAGTACTTTAAGAAAGAATTTGTGATTGAAAAGCTATTCGAGTTTAATGACCTTAATTGAGCAAATAGAACATTTAGAATTGCGTACAAACAGTACTCGAATTCTCAATAAGACGCTCAATTAAGGTATTGTTATTTTAATTATGATTTCAAATCCAGATTTGTTTACATATACGCCGTCATGTGGTGAGCTGCTCCACCATGACCAAGTCTACCCATCGTCATGTGGTGAGCTGCTCCACCATGACGACGTCTACCCATCGCACCACTATGACGTCCAGCACCAACTTGGCGTTCAAGGTCAGCCTCCGGTGCATGAGCTGGGGCACTGAGCACATCCTGCTCCGTGAGTACACCCTTGATGATACGAGAAGAACCCTTGATAGTCTCGAAAAACCCTGAACTGATAGTTACTAAATAGATAGTTACAGAAGAACCAAGATCTAGATAAGTGTTGTCTACCGTTAGATTGAACTGTAGCGTAAAGTTGCCTACAATTCCTGGAGCTTGTCCCGCCTGTAGCTGGAAATCACGGCCGGGGCGGAGCACAAGCGGGCCACCAACCGTCGGCACAAAACCACCCTGTGCATTAGCAGTAGACCAAGAAGCACCAACATAAGACTCAGCTACGGGAGCAGCACCAGTCCACTCAGACCAGTCCATGTCTACACCATTATCTACAGACATCTTGTATAGTTCCTCCTGTGTATGATTCGCAAGAAGACCTGAAAAGTTATCAAAATTTACTGAAATAGACTTAATAGGCATCGTCCAATCACCCTGAGCACAAGACGCATAATTAGTTGGTTTCACGTATATAAGCAGAAGATCACAAATGTTAGGAAGTGTGATCGTATTGCTCTGAAGAACAGACGCCGTCGGGTCAAGGCCAGTGGTCAAATACCTAGGAAACTCAAGGTAAGGCACAATGCTCTTCGGGGGAAGAGGAATGTCCAAAGCAGGCGTTAGAAATTGTACACTGAGCTGAGGAAGACCCTTAAAAGGACCATATGTACCAGAATTTGGTGATCCCCAAGCAGGAGTACTTACTGCGGATACATGACCAAAACCACCACCAGTCGCAGGTAGAGACGTATGGGTGTTCGCACGCACAGAACGAGCAGGCGTCGCCGTCAAGTTTAGCTGAACCTGAAAATTCTGAACACCAAAAAGACCAGTGCTGAGCTCATCCTGACCCGTGAAGACGAACGGAGGTAGTAGAAGCTTCTCAGCTACCTCCCAGCTCAAGTAGAAAGGAAGTACTGATCCATCCGTAATTGCAGTTGTTACTACAGGCACACCATTCACAATCGTATAAGCACCAGCACCAGTAGTCGCTGCGATTACGGGACCAGTTCCAACCGTAGAAGCTGCCCACGCAGCAGAGTTATACTGGAAACCAACAAATCCAGCATTGGGCACCTCGTCAGACTCAAAACGCTGGTCCCAAGAGCGAAAGATGTCATTGCCAACTACACGAGAGTCGGGGTAGTATGCATAACGGTCAAGCATCGTCGGGCAAGTACGCTGCTTACGAGCCTCACTCATGTCAGATAGACGAAGAACCTGCGCAAGCACATCCTGCGTATTTACAGTTACCGTTGCATCGTTGATCGTCGCTGACGCCTGGCTTACTGACTGCTGGACAGGGAAGGCGGCAAGAGAAAGAAGACCAGCAAGAGAAGTGCCAATAGGGATGTCACCAGGAGACTGGAAAGTTAGAGACACACTTGCGGTCTGGGTCGCAATTAGATCAACAGCACGATCAATAAAAACGTTCTCAGATGGTACCTGTACGTTGAACTGAACTGTTGATGAACTAGCAGTTTGAGCATTAAAGCTCACATTCGTAATGGAGAGTGCTCCCTTCTCGACGGCATACTTCGGCTTAGTCTGAACAATGCGAGGATCGAACACTGAATACTTCGTCACTTCAGAGGCCATGTTTTATTTATACTCTAGAGGAAATTTTAGAAAGAAACGACGATTTATAGCATGACCTTCTTCTTAAAAAGTAGACGAAATGACATTGATCCTTGGTTCGGAATACGAACAGGAATTAAAGCATTTGTTAGTCGGTTACGCCAATATAATTGAACATCAATGTCTGAAATTCCATCTTGAGAAGGGTCAAGAGATGAATATTTTTCAATTAGGGGTTCGTACTTTACATACCCTCTCCATAAATCTGCCTTTAATGCATCAATAGGAGCCTCAATAAGAACCTTCTGGAAAGCTCCACCACTAGTTGTATTTCCACCATTCGTTCCAGTACCAAGCAAAATTGGATTTGATGATGCCTCATTGCGTACAGGAATTTGGGTCGTTGCGAGTACAAGTGATGCAATAGGAGACCAAATAGATCCAGTTGAAAGGTAATCTTGCGTTAGTCTAGCAAAATAAGCTCCTGAAATAGGTGTTCCTAGAAAAGGATTGATCAACTGAAAAACTGAAGTCTTTGGTAGAGTTCGAAGAGTTACTCCAACAGATGTATTAGTATCTGACAAACCAGTTAGTAGATCAATAGATAATCCTGTATCAAATATAGCTTCTGGAAGAAAGATTCCTGTTTGACCTGCCCAAAGTTGACCTGCTGAAAAATAGATTTCAGGAAAGTTTGAAAGTAGAATCTCTAAACAAGTGTTCATTCCTACAAATGAGTACTCACCTGAAGAATATGTTCCACCAGAAGGAGATGTAGAAGATGATGTAACATTATAAGGTTGAGGAAGAGCTGTTGTTCCATAAGGAACCATAGAAGTATTTGTATCCTGATTCAAAGAGAACAAACCAGATGTCTCATCATATTCAAGAAAGGGACATTGAGTTCCAAAAGCAGAACCTCCACCAATAGCTGTCCATGCTGTATTCAAAGCAGTATTTACTAATGAAACCCAACTTGAATAGGTATAGCAATAATAATAATCTGATTCAATTTGAACAGGAACAGCTGTTGTAGGCTTATTCGTATAAGGAGTAGAAGTTTCAGGAACCCAAATAATTGGTTGAGTATTTGTTAAGTAATTTGTTCCATCAAATACAGAAACTGTTACGGTATAAATAGTCGTTGTAACATCTGTAGGAGATTGAGGATTAATTTGTGGAATAAATAAAGGAAGAGTCTTTTGGCAACCATTTAGAGTAAAATTCTGAACAGAAACTTCATAGTTTGATGCGTCTGGTACCAAAGAACTCTGACGCTGATCTTGGAACTCAACTTCAGGATCATCGTATTGCTGAGTAGTCACAGTACTATTATTAATCACTGTACCATTGTAATAGATACGATTAGGAGCTGATCGCTTTCCTTCAATGTCCACTTTTGAGAAGCTCATTTATGTTATAGTAGTAATTTTTTATTAGATTACTTACCAATCAAATTGAAAGTAAATGCACAAACAAAATCATCTGCTGTCAACCCAGTAGACTCTACTAGCTTAATATAATCAGGTAAGGTCAAATTCTTAAAATATAGTCTAGTTGTACAATGACGACCGCAAGTATTCATATTCATTCGATCAGTCTGAAATGGGAAGGCATTTGATTTGACTTCATAATTACTTGCACTTAGTAGTTGTGTTAACTTTCTAGTTGATTGACCTAATTGCTTTAGCTTCTCTTTAGAAAGCCATTTACTTTCTCCATCTGGCCTCATATTTCCATATGGATCAAAATATTCAATTATGCGAGTATTACGGTATTTTAACAAGCATACCCAATGACCTGTAAATTCATCTTCTGTTAGGTATAAAAGCATAAGACGACCCTTATTATCTAGAACGTCATCAATTGTTCTAGCTTTTAGTAGTTCTGGGTATGAAATGATTCTTAAAGTTGGAATCATTTTTTGGATGTCAGATTCACTTAAAGAATAAGATTCAATGTCAGGCATATTACCTTTCTTTTCAAGAGCTTCTGCTTGTTGAATTGCTCGTTGCAGCTCAACAGGTTTACGAGAGAACGGAACACCATTTAGATGTGTTCGGTACCCAGTTTTCTTTCCTAGTTTGTACGGAACAATGAGCGGTTCCATTTACTTAATTGGGAGGTATGTTTATTTTCAATTTATTATCTGGTGGTGTTGTTGCTTCAACATCTAATGAAGTTGTACAATCTCGATCACAGCACTTACTTCTGATGCGTTTATGATTTAGTTTAATTACATAGCTAATAATAGCAGTCATTGTACCAACAAAACTTGCTAAAGCAAGACTTTGTGTAGTATCCATTTGTATTAATTCCAGATTTGTTTAATACCGATGTCTACGTCTACGACCAGATCCTTGTCCTGCTGCCCAATCAAATTCTTCAGGAGCTTCAGGAGCTTGTTCTGCAGGTAGAAGTTCAGTTGTTCTTCCAGGAACACGACCAAGAGGAAATTCACTTTCACGAGCTAATTCAGCCATTGCCATCCTTTCTTCTCCAGCAAATTCAGGTCTATATTGCGCAATTTGGCGACCAAGCAAACGAGAACCAAGTTGATCCATTACTTGCTGACGAGTTGATAGAGGTTCATAAATTACACGAGCAATTTCCTTAATAGCAGAATCAATTACTTTTAAAGTTAGATTGACTGCATCAATGGCTCGTAATTTCTTCTCATCTGGTTCAAGGGCAATACCACGCTGTTCTGCACGAATTGTTCCTATAAATGGACGTGTAGTTTGAATCATCTGACCAATAGCTTGCGCATAAGTTGTTAGTTGGCTAGATGAAATAGTTGCTCCTGCCTTAATTAGTGCTTGAAGTAGTTGATTTAGTGTGTCATTCAGACCAGATGAGAATGATCCAGCTGTAAAAGCAATAAAAGCTGATTGTAGAAGAGTATCTACAGTATTATATGGTGACACATCAATCTTGGGAGGACGAGGACCAAAATTTCCAGAACTAAGTTCACCATATTCTTGTGCACGCTGCTTGAGACGTTTAGCTAACCATTCCTGACCCTCCTTCGTCGTAATTACACCTCCACGAAGACCAGCAGAAGTAACATATTCCATAGGAGATCCATGAAAAATACCATTAGGAACTGAACTACGAGAAGCTGGGCGTACATAACGTTGAGAACGTTCATTCATTTTTAGATGACCAAGCATACCCTTTTCCTTACGTTCATTATTACGTAGACGATCATGTACTACTTTATGAGCATGAGAAGCAAATAAAGTTTGAACTTCACTTCCACCATAAGGTAGTAAATCAAGTTTATTATGTAGAGGAGCTGGACGAAGTGGTTTCATTCCAACCTTATTCATGTGGTATGCTTCACCTGGAAAAACCCATGGCATATAAGGAGTCGTTTGATAAGTTGGCATCTTTGTTTAGTTGATGTAAATTAATTCTTTAATAAAGTCCATGTTGCTTAACGTAACTAGAAGCTTGAGGAAGAGAAAGACCTTGTTCACGCATGACCTTCTTTACGATCTCACCACGAGCAGAAGGTGCACGGCCACCTACACGACGCCGACGGCCACCCAGTTTTTGCTCCATTAAGCGGTCATGTTCTGCTGCCTCTGCTGATCTTTGAGCTTGTTTTTCTGCAAGTGCACGAGCATATTCCTCTTCATTAATCTTCATATGCGTTTGCAACTTCGTATGTCCTGGTCTTAAACTTGCTCCACCATGACGACGCCCACCCATCATAGAATCACTGTACTCACTGTCTTCAAGTTCAGATCCACCATGGTGGCATTGGCAATGCCTCTTTCCACCCATACCATGACGACCTAGACCAACCGCACCTAGGATAGGATCTAGAGCATCTAAAGCCATTTGACCATAAGGTTGTAAGCTTTTTAGTTTGAGTAGTACTCGTAGATTTTTTGCTGCTTTTGCGAACCATGAAAACCAAGCTACAACCTTTTTAGCAACCTCAGCAGCATCTTGCCAAGCTACTCCACCATGTAGACGACGATGACGACCAAGACCAACAGCTTGCATACCTTCAGCAAGTTTGTCTATTACGCCCTTATAGCCTTTTATACCATTCAGAATTGTCAATAAACCCTTTGTAGTATCTAGTAGACCTTTGTTATCTGCATATTTAGGAGCGTCAAGAATTTCATCTTTTAGATTTTCCTCAAGAAAATCAACCCATGCAGAAGCTTTTTGCCAAAATTCACGTACTTGTTTAGCTTTACCAACAGCTTGTTCTACAACAGCTTTGGCATCTGAAAGCAAATCTCCACCATGCATGTCCATAGCATCATCCATTCTAAGCCTATGACGACCAAGACCAACAGCTTGCATGTCCATTCCAAGTTTATGACGGGCAAGTTTCAAAGACATAGCTCCACCATAACTTTCCATTTTATGTTCAGCTGGTATTTTTTCCATTTGACCTTCACGAGCAGGAGCTTCTGATTCTGCCCAACGATCAAATCCATCTTCCATAAACTTAGCACCTGTACGTGAGCCACGCTCTGCAAGCTTAGAACGAATATATTGGCTCTGGTCTCCCGTTGACATTTGTTATATATATATATTTCTTTTAACGGCAATAAACAAATGCTTAGCAGACCAATAAAAGATGATTGTGGTTGTGGTGGAGGCAAATACAACTGCATAAGCAAAAATACGTTTAAAAATTGGGTCGTAGCTGAACTTAAGCGTCTTGATTGTGGATGTGGATGTAAGGGTACCAAAGGATTCCAGAAAAAGTATGGAATGGTTGGTGGAGGTATTCTTGCTGATTGTCCTCCTGGATGGCGTAATGATGGCTTGACATGCGTTGAACCTTGTGCAGCTGATGAATTTGATGATGGGTTAACATGTCGTAAAAAGTGTGCACCTGGTCAAATTGATGATGGTTTGACATGTCGTAATCCTATTAAATCTTCTATGAACGAATGTCCTGCTGGATCAAGAGACATAGCAGGAACATGTTGGGGTCCAGCACATAAATGGTGTGTTGATGATTGTTTTAAACATCCCGCACCTGGATGTCGTACATATGAATGTGGACGTTTACGAGGAGCTTTTGGAGAAGATTGGGGACCTAAATTATGTACTGATTGTAATTTGCGTTGTGGAGAAACATGTTGGTTTACAGATGGAATTACAAAGCAATTACATGAACGTGATCTAAAAGTATGGGGAGGAGAAGTATATGGTCAACAAATTCGTGGCAAACAAATTCGAGGACGTGTTAATTTTGATGAACTTCTGAAAACAGTTGGAGCAGGTATTAAAGATTTATTTGAAGGAAACATTGATCTTGCTGCTGCTTTTGATCCAGAACGTAATGGAATAGCAGCTGCTTTTCGTAAATTTGGCGATGACATCAAAAAAGTTCTTGAAGAAGTTGGAGATAGAATCAAAAAAGGATTTGAACAGATGGGTGCAGCTGCCAAAGCCGCATTTGAGCAAATGGCTCGTGATGCAGAAGCTAAATTTAAACAATTTGGTGATGACTTTGTAGCAAAAATGAAAGATCCTAATTTTTGGGTTGAAGCTATTGGAATTATGGCTATGATTGCCGGAGCTGCGGTAAGTATTTTGGTTACAGTTGGAACTCTAGGTATTGGAGCTCCTGCTGCAGTTGGTATTATGGCCGCATGCGCAATGGCTGGTCCTGCGGCAAAAATGATTGCATCAGCTGCTCGTGGAGAACCTATTGATGCTTTAGACATTGCAGCTATAGTAGTAGCAGGAGCTTCTGCTCTTGTACCTGGAATGAGTGGAATTGCTGCAACAGCTATGAGAATTGGAACAACAGCTGCTAGTTATGCTATTACAGCTGTACAAGTTGGACAAAGTCTTGGATTAATTCCTGATACATGTGTTGCGAATTGTCCACCTAATCCTAATCCTCCTGAACCTCCTCCTATTAATCCTACTTTACCTCCAGTTGATCCTCCTCCTCCTGGTCAAAAATCTGATGAAGAAATTTTAGGATTAGCTCCACCTTGTACCTTTTTCCGTGTTATTGGTAAACCACATCAACCTCCTCCTTGTAATGTACCACCAAAAATAACACGAAATGGTCCTCCTTATTATTCAGATGATGATTGGATTAAAAAATATAGATTAGACCATTATGGTCCTAACGCAGTACCAAATTCTCAAACTTCTGAACCAAATGGAGCTATAACAACTGAAAAAGATACACAGATTGAAAATAATGCTAATGTAACTCCTCCAGAAACTAAACCTATTAATATTGAAAATCAACAATTGCCTGGAATTAGTAAAGAGGAAGAAGAACTTGGAGAATTAGAAGACATTGGAGAATTAGAAGACATTGGTGGATTAGATGAACTTGAAGAATTAGAAGACATTGGTGGATTAGATGAACTTGAAGAATTAGATGACATTGGAGAATTAGATGACATTGGTGGATTAGATGAACTTGAAGAATTAGATGACATTGGTGATTTAGAAGGTTTAGGAAAGAGACGTGGAGGATCTGAATTACCTTTAATTGAAGTACAAAAAGAAGGAGATACATACTCAAATCCTTGGGGAACTTTAACAACAACTTTAAAAGCAAATATACCCAAGACTCATACGGGTGCTGAATTTAATGTTGATTGTTATGCACGAAAGAATCCAGAACTAGCTAAAGCTCTCAATAACAATAAAGATCAGCTAGTAACTCATTGGATTGAAAAGGGTTCTAAAGAATTTCTTGATGCTGATTGTAGTGGCAATACAACTACAATGGATGAACGTATTAGATTAATGAAAGAAGAAGAAATCAAAAAACTTGAAAGAGAAGGAAGAAAACATGCATGTAAAGCTGTTGATGCATTTTGGATAGAATCTGAAAATACATGTGATGATACAAGACATGCTAATGGTACAGAAAATACTAAAGCTTCTGAATGTAAAAAGCAAAATAAGAAATTTGTTAAAAATGCGAATGGAATGGCTCAATATGATACGTGTGCATCAAATGTATTCTATGATGGTACACCAAAAAATGAAAAGGACATGTGTTCAACATATAATGGTTATTGGGCAAATGGAAAATGTGATTATATGAGAACAATTGATGGAAAACATAAAACTCCAAAAGAATTATGTAATAAATTTTTGAATATGTATTGGGATGAAAAGAAAAATACATGTGATCCAACAAAATATGTAAATGGTACTACTATATTGACTCCTGAAGATGTTAAGAATCCAGCTTATAAATGGAAATTTGGTCATATAAATACCGATTATCAAGCAGATAACTTTTTGTATTGGAAAGCACAACAAGGAGGATTGCCAAATTGGGCAAATACTGAAACATTTTTTACAAAACTAGCAAATGATCCTAAATATAAAGAAGAAAAGCCAGATGTTACAGAAACACCAGTTGGATCAGGTAAGAAAGGTAAATCTTTAACTCTTTATTGGGCAGATTGGTGTCCTCATTGTCATGACATGATGCCTGAATGGCAGAAGCTAGGCACAGAGTACAAAGGCATAAAACTCTTTGCAGTTGAAGAAAAGCAAAATAAATCCTTTAAAGTTGATGGGTATCCAACTATTATATACCGTGATGGGAAGCGTACAGAGAAGTATGAAGGATCACGCAACAAATCTGGATTTGTTAGTTTCCTGAAAAATAAACTAGGCAAAGCATAAATGGACTTTGCTCAAAAGTTTGCGCAGCACCAAGAGCAAATTAGAGGATTCAAAATGATGATGATTGTACGCCGATCTCTAGCTGTTCAAGCACGCGCAAAGATTAAGCCAAGCAGTATGAGGCCTAGTCTTCGTGAAATGTCACAATTGCGTGGTGGTGATGCTATGGATTTAGACCCTCCTCTTGATCTGTACTGGCCAAAGCAATAATTATTCCTCCTCTTCTTCCTTCTCGAATCCATCTTCCAAATCTACTTCATATTCTACTTCCTCCTCTTCAGGATCTTGGACATCTTCTAATGTCTGGATAATTCTTGAATAACTAATAGCATTTTTAGCTAGACGCCATAACTCTTCCTTAATCTCTTCTTCAGCTTCCTCATTCACAGTATCAAGCAAATCAATCTCCTTTTTAACAATAGCCATTTGTACATTAGTCGGCAAAGTCACCAAAAATTGAAGCAAAATGTTCTCAATTTCTGTTGCATCCATTTATGTATATATACT